GATGACGCACAAATGTTTAGATAATCAATAAAGATAATGTCAGGTTTAAATGATTTCTTAATTGCTAACTCTTTAATCAAACCACGAAAGTGTCCACTATGTGCAGACGCAGTAGGATATTCTTTAATGATTAGTTTACCATTTGTCTTTTTGATAATCTTTTGTATCTTATCTTCAAACATCTGCTTGGGTAATTCTGCCAAGTCTTTGATGTTTACATTCATCATATTAGCATCGATTCTTTCAGCAATGCGTTCTTCTGCCATCTCCATTGTTATATAGAGAACATTCTTACCTTGCGATAAACAGTTAGATGCCATATGACACATGAACAATGATTTACCAACACCAGTACCTGCTAGTGCGATATTAAGAGTTTTAGATGGCAAACCACCTTTAGTAATCTTGTTAAAGAAATCTAAATCGAAAGGAATCCTTTCTTCTTTTTGATGATAGAATTCAAAACGAGAGTCAGCATCGTCAATATAATCATGACCGACACTGTTATCAAAAGAAACTGATAATGCTTCTGTTAATATACTAGGAATAGAATCAGGTGTCTTAGATTTATCTTTACCATCTATAATACCAACACCTTCAACGATAGCATTGTAGATTGCTTTATCTTTACAAAACTTTTCAGTTGTATCTAACAACCAATCCATATCAACTTTTTCTGAATTCAAAGTTTTAACGATAGCGACAATCTTATCATGTTCGTCTTGATTAAGATCTTTACGAGAACCAATCTCTATCTCAAGAGATGTTTGTGTAGGTATCTTTTTATATTTGTCTACAAAACTAGTTATCTCTTCAAATATAATTCTTTCTTCACGAACATCAAAATAATTACTTTTAATAAAAGGCAATACCTTACGAGCATAGTCCTCATTAAATAATAGATTACTTAGAGTCGTTCTTTCTATCGTTTGGTTCATTATCATTATTCTCCATCATATCAATTTTATGTTGCTTGTCAATTACATTAACAAGTATATCACCAGCAAGTTTGAAGAACTCATCATTGAATTCATCTCTTTCTATACCATTGCTTTGAAGTATATCAAACTTAAACTTCAATGGCATAGATCCATCTGGTAATTCTTCACCTAATCCCACATCACCATACTTATAAACAACACCTGCATATTTACCTTCCTTAATTCCTATACAGGTTTGTTCTTGAGACTCAGTTGTGACAAAAACATACTGTTCCTCAATCTTCATTTGTTTCCTCAACTTCTTCTTCACTCATACCATAAGTAAATTCTTTTGCTACTATTGGTTCAAGTTTATCTAGTATATCCTGAGTAAAATACTTTTCAGGATTATTGTTAATTGATTTGGCATACTGCTTAGTACCATCTGGTAATTCAATACGAGTAGAAACAGATTTAAATATACCATGTTTAACTGCCAAATCTAACAGACCATAATAACGATCTAGTCCTTTGCTATATGTCAATCTAACATCAACCATTTTATTTTCTATTGTTAATCTAGACTTATGGTTTTTACAGTGTACAATATTACCAATTACTTCTGTACCATCTTTTTCTTTTTTCTTAGATAAGAATATAATAGAAGATGCTGCATATTTTAATCCAGAACCACCACCCATCTCTTTAGTTGGGAACATAGAACCCATTGAGTCATATGTGTGGTTAGTAACAATCATTGGCACTTTTGCTTTACCAAGTTTCAAAGTTAATACACGGAATGCTGCTTTTAAAACTTGAGCACGAGTCATATCACGAGTCTCTTTACCCTCAGCAGTATCTTCTACTTCTTTTGTAGTAGATAACATACCAAGTGAGTCAAGACATAAGAACAAAGGTTTACGACTTTCTTCAGGTTGTTCCAGATACTTATCTAAAACTTTAATTGCTTGTGTTCTAAATTCTTGTACTGTTGTTACAGGAACGATAACCATACGATTGGAATCTATACCTCTTGACTCAACCATCTGTTTAGTAACAGCACTTTCTGACTCAAAGTAAATGACACCAGCATCTGGATCTTTATCGAGAAATGATTTAACTATTCCCATTAAGAAGAATGTTTTACCAGTTGCCGACTCACCTGCTAAAGCAGTAATCTTATTAGATGGTATGCCACCATTTAATGAACCAGATACAAGAGCATTAAATATATAAGATCCTGTATCAATAAAACTTTCTACATCACCTGCTTCAACACCATCAGAAACAATCGCAGCATATTCGTTTCCTGTTGTTTTAACTATATCTTTCAAAAAATCATTCATTATCTTCTCCTAATCGAATAATATAAATTTGTAGTTTATCCAAAAAAATCTTCAAGTGTAGACTGTTGCCCATAACTATCATCAATGTGCATGTTGATCTTATTAGTTATAACCCTCAGTGGTTCAACAAAAGACTTATCAAATTGTACCTCGTAATCTACCATTTTGTCAAGTGATAATTCTGTTGGTAGTTTTGTAAGAAACGAAATAGATGTTGACTGGTAAATATTTGGGGATCTTAAATACAAGAATTTAATCTTTTCGCCATCATTAATTATTGGGTATTTGTGTGTCAATTTATTTTGTTTAAGTATATGATTATATAGTATAGCACCTTTTACATGAATTGGTGTTCCTTTCTTAAAGAGTGTAGAGGATTCGTTCCACTTCTTTAGTCCATTTACTGAACGAGGATATGCGACTGCTTCTGCTGGAAGTTTCATAAACTCTTCACGGAAATCTTGAATAAATGTATTCAGTTCCTTCTCAGTTCCAGTCATAAGAATCTTCATCGCTTCTTTAATTTTATCACGACAAGGTGCTGGTGTTGAAGACTTAACTGCTTCAATACCCATCATTTTTAGTTTTGGTTTTTCATAACGAACACCTTCAATATCCCAACAGTTTAGGATATATCTTTTCTTCGCAGTCCAGATACCTTTATCAGCAATTACTTCTCGCTTCATGACCATCTTTTGGTCATAAGCATTTAGATAGTCTGCGAGATCTTGGTAACTTTTATCAATAAAAGGTTCAATCTTCTCGGTAGCAACTCGATCCAGAAAGTCAACGATCTTGAGTCTTGTTGCATGATCATTTGGTATTCCTTTTCCCTTGTCAAATATTTTTCTAACGAGTCCCTCAAGACGCAAGTAAATTGAGTCTGTATCTGATGCAATAATGTAATCGGTGTCATTGGTTCCAAGAATCTTATTAAGATACCCATTAACAGATTGTTCAATCCATCTAATAGATAACTGACCAGAAGTAGTAATTGCTTCAGCAGTAGAGATGTTAAAATAACGAAACCAATTATTGCCAATAGCACCATATGCACTATTAAGTGAAATCTTCTTGGCCATCTGGATGTTATTATATCTTGATATATCTTTGAGAAGTCGTTTATCTTTTGTTCGTTCATATTCTTTCTTTGCCTCGATCATCAGTTTCTTATACTTCACTCGGTCACTATACATAGTTTCCATAAGTTCTGGTAAGAATCCTTTCTTATCTGTTTTAAACAAAGCACCATTAGGTGTTAGTGTCACCCCATTTAGTATGGATGTATCTACTTCCTTGTTGAGTAGTTTTTCAATACTCATGCCTGGAACTTTATCATCCTTAGACACTAAAGTTTCAGGTGAAATATTATACTGCATAATTAGATGAGGATACAAACTATTTAGGTCAAACGAAAGAACCCAATCATGAGAACCAACCTGTGGATCTTTTACATAAGCACCAATAAACTGTTCGCCCTTTTCACTTGAAGTCTTTTGTGGTATAACAATATTCTTTTGCTTCAAATAGTTGTATATTAATATGTCCCAGTATTTTACAGAACCAAGAACATCCATGTAGTTTACTTTACCATCATATGCCATAGTTAAACATAATTCGATTAGTCTCATCTTGTCTTCAAGTTTATCTACAATCTCCACATCTTGAATGTTATAATCAATGAAAGATTGATAGTCCTTTGTATACCAATCTTTGAATGTCTCATAAGGATTATCATC